ACTCTCTCTTATCTCCCAACATTACTCTTTCTCTGGGATAACTAATTTCGACTGCGCTTTCTCGGATTGCTATTTTGGGCCTTTCTTCATTTTTAGATGCATGCAAAAGATAGCCCAAGATTTTAATACTAATTGTTGTTCTATAAATTCTCTCTTCGTCACCCATGTTTACGGTGTTATTGTCAAGAGAGAACTCTCCCTGGATAAACCCCTCAAATTTATGTCCATCGGCGTGAATAAAGAAATCATTGATTTGTCCTGTCCTAGTCATAAACGGAGTAAACATTTCATTCAATTGTTGTTGGTATTCTGACCTAAGAATTATGTCATACGTTGCAACAACATATGTCGGAATGGGTGAATACATCGTATTATACACTATTTTCTTATTTTGGCCTCGGGAGTTTTTTTGACCTTTGGTTCTATTATTTGAATCTTTGTTGGCAAATTCAGAAGTTTTATATTGATTAATTGTTCTTGCCATGGTAACTGCACCGCCTCGGGCGTCTGGCCTGTTTGGAATGTGTGACCACGCAACACCCTTCATGGCAAAATCTTTTACCAACGACGTTCTGTTGACTGTTATCAAAGGCAATTTTAGCCTTCCATTATCGTCTCTTAAATCTTTATTATGTTTTACTTGATAAGCCCTCTCTGCGGCGACCCAAATAACTGGAACTTTATTCCAGCCCTTATTTGTCGATGTAAACAAATCCAACTCTTCATCAACCCAGCGAAAAAAGGCAGTATCGATCGTTTCAATTGTGGAAGGCATAAAAGGAATTTCTTTGACAATGCCTGACGCTTCGTCTTTCTCTTTAAAATACGGCCTGTAGCCTTCAAATTTATCTTCTTCACTGGGCATCAAATAAGCTCTCCCTTGACAATGTGCACTCTCCTGTTATCTCGAATGAATAATCAATTTGTCCGAACAACATTCTCGGTTCAATTAACTTCGTTATTTCATATAAGCTGTCCCCATACAAAATAAAATCTCCTTCACGGACAAACAAATCCTGATCTTCCGTCAGCCTTCTCCTGTGAAAGTGAAGAGTTATCTTCCAATCTTTATCGAGGCCGATGTTGTCGCTGTAAACTGTCTCTTCTCCGTGCCACTCAACAAGAACATAAACGCGGACTGGGGGGAGAAATGTTTTTTCTATTGCCTCGCCATAAAGCGGGTGATAGTTGGTTGCGGCGATGTCTATGGGGTAGTAGGCGATTTGCTGCCCTATGACGCGCTCCATAAGCTCATCATTGACTTGTTTAACAAGATTACGCTCCGGTTCACCCAGGAATAAGGGCGGTGGCGGTGCTTCTGGTTGTTTCCACTTGTTGTCATCGGCCATTCACTTTGTTATCCTTGAAAAATTAGCGTTGGGACGCGTTTTTGAACTGTATTAATGTTCTCGGATTTCTCTGCATCAACTTTCGCCAATTCTGGGTAAGTAAGTTGGTCGAGAATTTCCTTGAGTTCATCTCTGAGCGCCTGTTGTTCTTCTTTTGCTTGACCCAATAGTGCGTCTGCATTTAAATTAACGTTGTCTCCTGGAATCGGAATTGTTTGAAACTTTCCTCGGATTTGGCCAAGAGTCTCTTTCGACAGGGCTAAAGCAAATCTTCGGATCCACTGTTTACCTATCGCGTTTATGCTCTCATATGGGATGTTGTCGAATGGAAGAGTATTAACATTATTAATTCCATCGACTCCGGCGTCGTAGTCGGGTGGGTTTTCCCAAGCATTCGGAATCACTGAGAATTCGACCCACATGAATCGGTAGGTGCTCAGCAAATCCGGCTGCGGATAGATTCTCAACATGTTGTTTTTGCTTTCGTAAGAATAATGAGAAAGCCTGGTCCAAAGATGGTCCTCGAATGCTTTCGCTTGAAGTTTGTTGTGCCATGATGGAATCATCTCGAAAGAAGAATCATCTGTATACTGCCCATAATAATTTAAGTTTCCGACGACGTTCAGTCCTCCGAAGTAACCAAAGAATCGCCACATGGCGTTTGGCGTCTTAAAGAAAACTTTTTTAACAAGGACTCTCTTGTCCCCGACAATCCCAGCAAAGGGAACGGCATCACCGTTTGGTCCAATGCCAGTTGCAGAAGATCCAGAAATTATTTGTTGTAAATTATAATCCTGCTGTCCTTCCTGTAATTGAAACGATGCTGAATAAATTGGAATTGTTCCTCCAACATTTGCCTCAAAAGAAAACGCGTCAGAAACTCGTCTGGCATATTCGAAAGTGACACGAGGATATTTTAAATTTACGCCCGCAGGGCCGGTGACGATGTTTCCATCTTGATCAAATGTTCCAGTTGCTTGGCCAAGGACATCTGAAAGAATGTTTTTTGATTGATGAAGGTTTACGAGATAGCTGTATTCTAAAACTGCTTCTTCATAATTCGCATAAACATTGTTGGCTTTTAATTCAATATCGAGAATATTTCCGCCTATTTTATTATAGGTATAAGCCACCTGATCTGCGGCTCCAGAAAGAAATGGGGCCGAGGCTGAATAGATTCCCAATGGCAATGCTGCTGCAACATCCCCAACCGTGCCGGTTGCGGGCAAGATTGCTTTGCTCATTTGACTTGCTGGCGATAATGTGGGCAATGCTGCCATTTATAGTCCCTCCACCATTAATTAGTTTCTATATAAACAAACCCCCCTCCGAAAAACGGAGAGGGGCAAATTTTATCCTTTTAACTCAGATTACGAGAGAAGATCTGTAACGATAACAAGACCGTACATATCAGGTCGAACCATCTTCTTGGCGTATCGAGTCATGACTCCCTTGCGGGGCACGAAGTCCTCGACACCGAAGATTGTCGGAGTCATCTGGAGTGGCACATAGGGCGCGTACACATATCCGCTTTCGAGGAAAGAAGAACCTTTACGACCTGCGAGAACAACGTTCCGTGGGAAGTAAGGATCGACGTAAACGTCAAACTTCTTGCTCAAAGAGCCGACTTTAACTGCACCAACCTGACCGCGATCATCATCGTGAGTCACAGAGCCTCTAAATCCAGCAGTAAACTCAAGAAGGTTTGCGATTTCAGGTGAACACACGATGAAATTCGCTCCGCCTCTTAGGGTCTTGCGATGAATTTGGGCTGAGACATCATTGATGGTCTCAATCAAGGTTTCATACCATTCAGATACGTTACCTGTGAAGTCTGGGAAACCGACAGCCGGGTTAAGCCCTTGGCCAGTTAGCCGATTCACGAACTTACCAGGAAGTCGCGACCAGAACAAGGTTTCAGCAGTTGAACCCTTGACGAGATCTTCCAAGATTTCTTGGTCGATTTCAAGAGCAATGTGCTCGGACAGAATTGAGGTCAATTCAACTTCGGCATCCAAGTTATGGTATGCGTTCAAGTCTTGAGCCAATTCTGGCGTCCACTTAGCCTTGAGCTTCTTGGTCTTCGCAGTCACAGCAACAGAGTCGACCTTGATGTCGATTTCTGGAATTTGCGCTGAATTTTCAAGACCCCAGGTCGGGTCACCAATGACGGAACCAAGCGCACCACCTGTTTGGAAGTCATCATCAATGACGAAATCACAACCGTCAACGGCTAGCATCGAAGCTGACAATTGAGCAATAGTCTCCGATCCAGTTGCGGCGACGACAACCAGAAGGTTGCCTGCGGTAACTGGGTCATCGACAGTAAGGCGACGAACTTGAGTACCAGCAAGAAGCTGGGTAAGCCCAACACCACCATCAGTCAATGTAATGGTAATGTAGTCCTTAATGTTGAACTGCTGTGCTGGTGCGAGGGTCGCGAGTGGAAAACTTGCGACTACGCAGTTGGTACCCGAAGCAAGATCTGGGTCGAATCGAACCAGGCCGTCGCCAAGAGCACTATATGCAGTTGCAGCAACACCAATTCCTAGCCAATCGCCAGGAACGCCTGCGCCGACTGTACCAGAAGCCACGATGGTCTGGCCTGGATCTACCGAGCCAGTTGGACTTGAATATCCGTTGTTCAAAGCATAATAGCTTTGTTCCGCTTCATTACCAGCGAGACTAACGCCACCAGTAATTTGCTGGCCAACAACGCCGCCACCGTATACGGAAGTGCCAGCAGCAGTATCCAGACGGTTACGATCATATGTAAAATCCAGGAAGAAAATGAGACCCGAAGGAAGGCTCATCGGTTGAACGCTAACGAGATCGTTTGCGATCAGGCCGCCGAATACTCGACGGACAATTGGAAATGCGACTGAGGAAAAACCCTCGACATCTCCGCCAGCCATAGTGCTGGCCTCACGAAGTAGTTCCTTTGCTTGATTTTCAAGCAACGAAGCCATTCCGTGTTTGGCACGCTCGCCGTGAAGTCCCTCTAAAAGACCGGTCTTTTCCCACTTGGAGAGAAGAGCAGCACCTTCTTTAGAGAGATCTCGCCGAACGATGCCTTCTGTTAACTTATTAAGTATAGACATGATTAATTAAAATCTCCTTTATTTGTTGTTTGTCTTTATGCCAGCCAGTAATTGCATCCTATCCGCTACCGGAGAGTCAATAATTCTGGCTTCTCTTCTAGGTAAAGTGGCAGAGGGTCTTTCGATGGTCTCGCGGAGTGATTGTGGATGCGCTTTACCTGATACACTTCCCACAGCGCTTTTTAGAGTTTCGAATATTACCTTTGCTTCTTCAATTGAATCTGACTTTGACAGAGCTTCGGCAATTTTCTTTTTTTGCCGCTCATTCAAGGAGTTATCTGTTAAAATCCTATTCGTGTAAACTAATCTCGCATTTGAGAGATTAACTTTATTAAAACCTTCTTTCAAGATCTGGAGAGCTTTCAACATTTGGGCGTTTTTCGCCTTGAGGG